GAATGCTTTCAATGATATGATGGGCCAATTTCTTGCGGAACTTCACAAGACGTTTCCAGAAGAAAAGGGTATCAAGAAGTGTATGTCCGGGTTTGAAATTATGCGAACCTCCAATCCACGCCTCGTCGTAGATGGGTTCATGGCGAGCGTGACCCCGTTCGCCGAGCAGATTTCTTCGAAGGATGATGCATTCTTTCTCAATGAAGCTAAAAATCTTGATTTCTTGAAAGATGTGAAGATTGAGGAAAAGTGGGCGTCTATCTCGAGTCAGACAAAGGAGGCCGTGTGGCAATATGTCCAGACGCTCTACATGCTCGGCACGACGATCAGTTCTATCCCAGCGGACACACTCTCTATGATTGAAAAGGTCGCGAAGGAGTGCGCCGACAAACTCGAAGGTCAAGACGGTGGAATCGATGAAGCCGCACTCATGAAGACCATGCAGGGTATGCTAGGGGGTATCTTGAAAAAATAAAACTAATATATATTAAATGAGCTCTTGGTTTAGAGATCCAAAGCAACTCGTTGATGATAAAAAAATCCTTGAATTTTGGCCCACCAACATACAGACCTCAGCACAGCGCGTCAATGCCGGCTCGAGATTTATTATTTATGCGGCGTGCATCCATTATCTCATCAAACGGGACGTCAGAATTTTCGTTCTCGCGGCGACCGCATTGGGAGTTCTTTATGTTATGGATCGGTCGGGTATGGTGAAAGAGTGTGCAACGTGGGGCGTTGAACGTTACGAGACTATAGGCGATGCGTGTCAATTACCAACGAGGGATAATCCAATGGCAAATGTTCTCATGGGTGATGAACCAAACAGGTTACCAGCGTGTAAGTATGAAACCGTAAAGGCTGATGTCGATGCATTCATTGTGGGTGACACCCCATTCGGACCGGCTCGATCCCGATCGACGCTCCCAATGTATCAACAAAACGCACTCGCGAGGCAATTTGTGTCCGGTCCAGTGACCACGATTCCAGGTGATCAGACCAAATTTGCTGAATATCTTTATGGTAAGAAGGGTGCACCCATGTGCAAGAGTGACGGATCAATGTGTGATCCAAATGCACGTGGGGTCCAACTCGAAGCTTTCGCCGGTCTCGATCCAAATGGGGATGCGAGAAGAACCGCCACTAGACCACGCTCGACATAAATAAATCTCACGTAATAATAAAATGGCTTACCAATTGCAGCCGGGTCTTAAGTTGGTTCAAAATCCAGCCGTTCCAGTAAACTGTGCGACGGAAGAGGTCTTTGTGTATCCTCAGCCCAGTACGCTGAATAATGGGTCATCTCGACCAAACACTATGTTGTATGGGACCGCACCTTTCATGGCTGGAAAGGGTGCACCAGCGGAATTCATAGAAACGAGCGATCAACTTCGCCCACAATCCACTTCTCGATTTAACAAAGTGCTCGCCAAAACGTACGAACAAAACTTATTCCCACTTCAAAATATGGAATGCAAAATTCCACTTCGTAGCGTAGGGTATGAACCAATGAGTACTCGATCCGAACTACAAAATGGTTTGTTTAATCAAAGATACTTAAATAAAAATATCAATAAGAAATAAGAATGGCTGATCCCATATCTGTCGCAGCTATCGCGGGGCTTGTCTACGCGGGTCGTAAGTTGAGTCAGCCAAAGGAGACTTATTTGATATCGCCAGCACCAACTCCAGCACAATTAGTCGCGAGTCCCAGTGTTGAACTTGTTAGAGAACGTCCAATTGAAAATTTAAAACCAACCAAGGTTCCCGTCGATAACATGGCGGTCGTCGCACCACAATTTAGATCGAGTGGCGAAGAAGTCCTCGAAATGAGAAACCGCATGAATGATTACAATCGAATGAATAACGTTTCTCCAGTGGAAAAGCGACTCGTGGGACCGGGTCTCGGCGTCGACCCAAATGTCGCGAGTTACGGTGGTTACCAACAGCTTTTGCGTGTAAACCCAGAAAACGTTGGTGCTTACAGAATGACCACACTCCCCGGTAGATCTGGCCCCGCGCAAGACGTGAGTGGTGGTCGACGCGGCATCGCGGGTGAGGTGGCACACAATAGACCCGAAAAGACGACTTTCTTGCCGGAGCGCCTCCCGATGACGTTTGGACGTGCACAAGGCATGTCTGGTCGCACCCCGCGTGGTGAACACGAACGCACGAAGCGCACGACGAATCGTGCGGAGACTGGCTTACGAACGGATACACTCAACGTAGCCCCAGCGAAGCGATTCATTTCCGCGAACATGGTGTCCCAGGATCCAACCAGAAACAAGAAAGATGGCAACATGGAGCAATACCAATACACAAACCAACCACAACCAGGTATTCACAGTTACGCACACGGTTATCTCGCTTCACCAGAAGTATCGATCGGTGGAAGCCATGCGTACACGACCGAAGAGTTGGCCAAGTATGGTTTCAGACCGGATGAACGTCGTGGTAAAGCGAATCGTGCAGCGAACCCGGGTAGAATGAATGTTCGCGCCGGTCCATTGAACCAAGGTGGTATGGTCACGAGTGTTCGAAGCGACACGACCCGGGTCGATGGTCGTGTGAATCCTCAAGCGGGTGGGTGGACACAACAGTACACGAACACAGGCTTCCATGATCTCAATTCGTACAAGGGAAATGCGAATCCACACGCTTCTCAGGCGAGTCTGGGTGTTGCGAAACGTCAACTTTTGAATAATCCTTATGCGCACCACTTGTGTTAAATTTGGTCGAAAATCAGAGTAATACACTCATTAAAATATTGTCCATGTATTTTAATGAAGGTCCATACCTTAGACATAGATAGTGGTGACCGTGATCCGATCGCGTATCCAACACCAGGTGATTATGTCATACACCTCAAAAATCCCGTATACGATGTGTCTAAGATATCACTCGTGTCCGCTCGGATTCATAATAGTCAGTTGTTAATACACGAAAGGAATAATACCTTTACGATAAACACGTCATCTACGAGCGAAATTGTCTCGATTCCAACTGGAAACTACGACGGCACCGACTTAGCGAGTAACGTCTTGCAATCTTCTACGATTATCACCGGTGCGACGCACGCACCCACTACGAATGACATAACATTCACCGCGGCGAGTGATTTTACATTCGCATTCTATGGAGGTGAAAATGGATACACGTCGTCCGCTATGTATACGACGCCTCACGATATACTTGGTTTGCCTGCAAATAATGTACATTCGACGGGTAATTCACTCAAAACTGGAAGTGTAAATCTACAAGGGGTGGATGCATTCGTTTTAAAGTTAAGTAGTGGTTCGGATGAATTTAACAAGACTATATATTCAGACACACCGTTTTACACTGGGCGAATACTCGCGTGTGGAGACGTCGTGAATTATTCTGGTTCCGACGATACACTCGAACACAACTTTGATTCCGGGAAACAGCAAACGATCACGAGTATACGGGTACAATTCTTTTACAGTAGCAATGGGCGTCTCATACCGTACGATTTCAGAAACGCAAATCACGTGTTAAAACTCGCACTCACGTGTTCGACTGATAAACTTGAAAATGTGGCTAAAATAGAACGGGATTATTCACTCCCGCCACCTGTGTACATACCCGAATTTGAGGATGTGCAGAGATGGGATGCTTTTGTATCCATCTTTTTGATAGTATTGGTCGGAGTCGTGATGCTTTTGGTATCCAAGAAACAATCTTAACGAGTGACCGCGTAGATTGGTTGCGCTGGCTTTTGGACACGAGTCGACATACGAGAGACGCCGAGGTAGACCACGATGGACAACAAAGTGGTGAACAGCGCCGTGAGGGTGTAGTTCATACCACCGTTCTTGTTGACCTTGACGACCTGGTTAACCAACCAGCGGACGAGGTCCATCCAAGAGAGGGCCGCGGCGAAGGAAAACCCGGCGACGATGGCATTCAAGGATTGCGATTCAAGTTCTTGACTCACGAGCGTGATGGTTTCGGCAGCGGTCGACATATTTTATATATTACCATTAGAAAAAATTATTCCGAAACGAGTTCCTCTATGAATAGGATTTTTTTGTATTCTTTGGCCTGATATCCCTTTGCTTTAGAGACGCCACCCTTCTTAGATTCATCTTCTTCATCTTCTTCGTCTGAATCATCATCTGATTCCGATTCGCCGACTCTAAATTTTTTATATTCAGTATCCGTCCACCCTTCGGGCTCAGTGTCCATTACTATCGATTGCATTTTTTAAAAGTTGTTCTGACGGATTCATGGGAACCCACGAATCCCACAAATCATAGGATTCGTTTATCTTGTTCATTCCGACGTCATCACCTGAATATCGAGTGAAATCACCCTCACATTCCTCTAAAATTTCGATATCATCTTCGTCATCCTCATCGTCGTCGTATATTTCTGGGAAATATGAACCAATTTTTTGACCGACCTCATGCATCGCGCAATACTTCATCGCGTATTCCACGTCTTTCATGAGAATCGCACTTCTTCCACACGCCTTCGAGTATTCACACGCGAGTAACATGGCTCGTTCGAGTATGGGTACCAATATGTTTGACATCGCCTGCATGTATTCTTCTGATTGTGGGTTGTCCGCTGATGTAGAATCGAAACCTGTCTTCATTATGTATTAAATAATAAATTTGCAGTTCCGTTCTCCACGCGGAGTATATTGTAACTTTGCGCGTAGACTCTAAGTTGCTTGTCTACTATGTTTGGGTAGTCAAAGAGACCTATTTTTAGTGTTTGGTTCTTTATGGCCGAAAAATTAAGTTGCCCCGTTGGATACCATCGTTCCGGTTCTAAGGCGAAACTGTACATGTAAAAGCGTCGTAGCAAAGGTGTTCTGGAGTGATGCTTGGACGGTTGAATCGCTCGAATGTGCACGACATTACCCGTCACTTCATCGATGACGGTATCGCCGTCGAGATCCAAGTCTATGTATTTAACTTGCTCGCTATTCGTGAAAAATGTGTGATTGTCTATGTTCGTGACCGATGAATATTGATAGGGCGTCACGAAATCATTCTCTACATTTGGGTTTTTGTCGAGTTTATCCTGTACGACAAAAAACAACTCCTTTACCGAGTTCGTGAAACCCAATTGAACCGCGTGTACGTTACTTTGTTGTAGTGCGTCGTATTTACCGTCTCCACTTTTCAATTCAAACGTATTCATTTGCGTCTGTGTGATCACGTAGTCCACACGTTTCGGTGTTTTCTTATCTTGTAAAGATATCATCTCCAATGCGAGATTCAACTTCTTGATGAGTCCCATGGGATTTTGACCGATGTAATAACTTCTACTATACTCATTGAGGGAGTTATTTATTGTAAAAATGCAATCTTCCGCCTTTCTAAATTTAATCACCACCTCGACTTCCTGTTTAGTGATGGCGTGAAGTGGGATGGCTAATTCCGGGTATCCGTGAAAGTAAAATGGGATGTCGACTCTGTATGAAGTATCTAATTTAGAACTCGCCACTCTGTCGTCTCGTATTTCTTTGAAGTAGTCGGTGTATACCGGAAAGTTCTTATTTGGTTTACCCACGAGCTTGTTGAGTGCCGCTTGTTTCGATTGCGTGACGTAGAGTTCCGAATGAATAGCGAACATATCCGATGGTACTCGTTGAATGAGTGTACCACCTATATACAGATCCGCGTATTCTATCATGGCTTGCGCTATCGATTCACAGTACGTCACGTGGTCACGTGCACCGGGTAGATTTTGATCTATCGCCCCGAGTGTCATTTTCACACTCAAACCTTTTATCAAGTCACCTTGGTTTTGTGGAATAACACATCGTAGTTCTTCGTCAAACTCTGGGTGACCATCGAAATCTAGATCTTCGTAAAATCTGGCATAATTCGAGTGTTTTTTGAAGTTCTTTATGAAATAAGTATATTCTGGATCGTCGGTGAACAATCTGTCCTGTGGACCCACGGTTTCTAATTGAATCCTACCGGCCATTACTAATATTACCCTCTAAAATTTTAACCCAGCGATACCGCCGCTGACTCGAAGTACGTTATAATTCGATGCATACACGTGAAGTGTGTGTGCGTGCGCGTCATTCGTACCATCGAGTTCAACTTCGAGAAGTTTGTGTATGACACGGCTCATGTTTACTTGTCCGGTTGGGTAATGTACTTCTGGTTTCATAGAAAACGTGTATACACCGAATTCGTTATCCGCGTCGATCGAATTCGTGTAATGCTTCAACGGCTGTTCGGCTGAGAGCATGAGATTATCTGCATTTATGATTTCGTGATTGTTGAATTTTAAAAGTACCCGCTTTATGGGCACGTGTGCGCGAGTCACATCGCTTTTGGCGATGAAAAAGAGTGTTTTCACTGGATGTTTAAAATTTATCATGACGGATTTCTTTGAAACACCCGGATCCATCTTTATTTCCGCGAGTTGAGTTTGTGTTATCACGTATTCGATGGGTCTCGTGAGTATAAAGTTCTTCTCTTCTTTCGTGATGTATACGAAATCACCGTAGAGACTCATATTTCTTAATTTCACGTCACACGTGATGCATGTATTTGAATACACACCTGTATTTACATCGTATTCAACCGTGAGTTCGTTCACGGGTTTAAATTTAACCTTTATTTCGATCATCTGTACGTCTAACCCACACACCGGAATGGCGAGACTTGGATGTCTATTAAAATAAAAGGGTAATTGGACTCTGTATTTTTGAAAGTCTGTGTATTGTTTATACGTCGCATCGTTGATGATCGGATAACTGTTATGAAGCGTCGTCGCGACGAGTGTAAAGTCTGAATCGTTTTGTGTATACATTAATTGATTATACATGTATATGTAATCACCCGTGATGCGCTGAATTGTCTGCCCACCTATGAGGAGGTCTGCATATTTTATCATTTTAGTGGGTGTCGATTTGTCCCACCGTATTTGTTTGACGTTTAGCGTCATCGCGTACGAATTGTCGCTCTTCAAACGTATTCGACTGTTCGCATAATTACCTTGTATGTTAACCTGAATGTTCAAAGTAATTCTATAATTACCCGGTGTCACTTCCTCGTGCACGACGTCATTCACACCGACGTTAACGACTTCAAAATCGTCCGTGCTCTCGAACACGTATTGTATACCCTGGTATACGTTAAGACTCGTGGTCGAGTCACCGTCGAGATCGAGTGCGCCGACCGTGGAACCCTGTGTGAGTGTAAACGAACGGTTATTTTCGGCGAGTGGTTTAGGTGGGGGTAAGTCCACGTTAATAGTCGCACCCTTTAACAAGTCACCCGAATTAGTCGGTATGAATGCAGTCGTTTCGTTTCCGTATTCTTCGAAGCGCTCAAATGGGATTTCAATTTGTTCAAAAGCAAACTTTGTGTGGCGTCTAAATCGACTAAGAAAGTGTGAATATTGTGGTTGTTCGGTAAACCATCTGTCCTGGATTCCCTTGGTGGCGAGCGTTAAACGACCCGACATTCCTATTATTTGTGAGTAAAATTTTGTGAAATAAAACGATACACTATTTTAGAATGAACATTCAGTTGCGAAAATTCAATCCGGAGAAAATGGAAGATGATAGAATATGTGTCTTCATAGGAAAACGTAACACTGGTAAGTCGACATTAGTGAAAGACATCATGTATTACAAAAAACATATACCAGCTGGTATAGTGCTTTCCGGCACAGAAGAGGGTAATCATTTTTATGGAAATTTTGTGCCAGATGTGTGCGTCTACGGTGATTACGACGGAGAGGCGGTCGATCGTGTATTATCCAGGCAGAGAAAACTCGTCGGCACCAAGGGTAAAAACAGAACGAACGGGGCATTCATGCTTCTCGACGATTGTATGTATGACTCGAAATTTATTAAAGAAACCAGGATACGTCAGTGTTTCATGAACGGAAGGCACTTTAACGTGTTTTTTATGCTCACCATGCAATACGTCATGGACTTACCCCCAGCGTTGCGCGCTAACGTAGATTATGTATTCATACTCAGAGAAAACATCATACAGAACAGAGAAAAACTCTATAAATCTTTCTTTGGTATATTTCCATCGTTCGACATGTTTTGTAAGGTGATGGATGCGTGCACAGAAAATTACGAGTGTCTCGTCTTGGATAACACGGTGAAAAGCAACAAAATAACGGATTGTGTTTTTTGGTACAAGGCTAAGATTAGAAACGGGTTCAGGGTGGGGAGTCCGCAGTTGTGGAACATGCACAAAAAAACATACAATCCAAAGTACCTGGAACAGCAGGAGGCCGACGCAAAAAATGCAACTAAGAAAACACGTCTCACCGTGACGAAACGTAAAACTTAATCGCGTCACTCACGCATTTCAAAAAAATCAACATACATAAATGTCTACCGATGTGCGGACGTTGAATCTTTCCGAAAATGATGATGGTATGGTTCCTCTGACGACATCATTCGTGCAAAGTAATCAACACGAAAAAAATGTGAGTCAAAATAAAGAAATGACCATGGATTCCACGCCGATATCCGATATCATGGGACACCCAGAAATGCCACTCGAACCACCTATGATGGAATCCGACCCACGAGTTCAACAGCCCGTGGTCATGCAACAGCCCATGGTCATGCAACAGCAGCAGCAACAGCAACAGCCACAAATGGCGGTGCAAACTAAAAATCCATTCAACCTTACTGATGAGCAGATGCAAGCCGTCGTCGTCGCGGCGTGTACTGCGGCTGCCATTAGTAAGCCTGTTCAGGAAAAGCTCGCCAATTACGTGCCCCAGTTCTTGAATGAACAGGGACATCGAAGCATGGTCGGCCTCGCGGCCACCGGTGGGGTGGCGGCGGCTATCTTCTATGTTCTCAAGCGATACGCTTAATACATCAAACGATATATATACCTACTGCCACCATTGAATATGTTGGCACCAACTAACCCGGCGATAAACGCGGGTATCAACAGCGCCAAAGAATTTCCGGTGCTGCTGATATCCTTACCGAACGAGTTCATGTCTTTTCGCACCTTTGGTATCGACACTATAAATATAGACGCAAACGCGTAGGCGATCCCACACGCCAAGAACATGAATTTGTGATCCACACCCAAATTATTCAATTTTATGTATCGAGCGTACCCACCGCGCGCGATCAAATTCAACGTCAATGGAATCAATCCGAGTATGAGCGCGGACGTGATCCATGGTTTTTGGCGTTCGTTCGTCTTTTCTGTGAGAACTGGGCTCATCATGATGACGATGACCGCAACCCACATGAAAAGGAAAGTAAAGAGGCTTCTATTCATATTATGTTATACCTACATTATTTATCCTGAATGTGCTTACCACAAAATTTAGTCTTTTCTGGTATCTCTTGGTATATACCTATGGCGACACACATTGACTTGAGTTTATCGTATTTATCCCAATAACTTGAACTGTGTTCGTACTCATCGACACACCCGTGTGCGAGTTCGTGAATCAACACGTGCATGATTTCATTGGTTTCACCGTCTATACACAAACCTATCTCGTGTCCTTTGTTGATGTTGTATCCAACGCTTCCTTGCTGCGGCCTGTGATGCGCGGTTATGGGTATTTCGTGTACGAGGTGTGCAAATTCTGGATCACCCGAATCATGTATGTGTCGCCTTAAAATTGTATATCGTTCTTTCACGGCGCGTAACTTCTCTGGCTCTTTCGTGTTGATGAATATGAATACGTTTATGATTAAAAGTACCAGTGTGAGTATCATCTCCTATATACAAAGATAAATTTAGAGTAGAGTTCTGAAATGGGGTTCCCCGAGAGTGGTTCCCACGAGTGAAGTCTAAATCCTATTTTTTCTAAACGAGTGACTAATATATCGCGGTGTGCTATGGGTTCCGTCTTCGCGCCGTCTTGGTAATACGGCGTTTCTTCTAGGTGCACGAACAACTTCTCACCAAATCCACCGTGACTCGAGGATTTCATGAGAAAGAAACTCTCCTTGCCATATTTGAGTGGAGTCTTGAATATGATTTGATTTGAATCGGGTATGATGCCGATCAATTTCCCACCGGGTTTCATGCGCCTAGATATCTCGCGCGTCGTGTTTCTGAAGAGGTCTTCACTCGCGAATATGTAGTGAAGTGAAAAATTGTAACACACGACATCGTACTTACGGTTTGGTGTAGACATCACGTCTCCAAGATAAAAATTCACGCGCATCTTGAAAGTCTTCGCCCTAGATTTGGCTTCCTCCAGTGCATCCTCGAGTGGTTCACACGCACTGAGATTCACTTTACACTGTTTATATTTTCCGAGATCTCCACCGAACCCACACCCCACGTCTAACACGGCGTCACCTTCCCTACATATTCTCTGTATGAGTTCCCGCTTCTCCGCGTTATGGTGTCTCCGTATCTCGTCCATTAAAATAATTAATATTTTTATATTGCTCGTTTGACTTAGGTATCACTCGTGGTAAAGACGGGTCT